TTACCAAGAAATTTTTATGAGTGGACAATCCCTCGAGCGTGGACCAGTGGCGACACTTGGAACGCTATTGCACGAGATGGCACACGCGGTAAATCACGCGGAGGACATCGCCGACACCTCGGGCGATGGTTATCACAATAAGAAATTTCAGAAAACCGCCGAGGAAGTTTTCGGGCTAGAAATCAAGAAAGCCCCGAGGGTTGGATTTAGTGAGACAACCGTCCCCGATTCAACCGTCCAGAGATGGCACGAGGCGATTGCTAGAATCGAGGAAGGTCTCAAGTTGTCGGCCCTAGGATTTGGCAAGGGCAAGACGGGCAGAAATAAAAACAACCCCGTAGCGATTTGCGGATGCGGTGAAAAGATTCGCTTAAGTCTTAAGACGCTAGAAATGTGTCGCCCTAAGTGTCAAGAATGTGGCGAGGAATTTAGCGTATAGAATTAGACGCGGAGGGTTGACTACCATCCCCTAAAGATGGTAGTCTTCCCTCTGAGGCTAACCTCAGAAAAAAAAGAAAGGTAAGGCAATGGAGACAGTAACAAAAGCAAGTGAACAATTCTTGCAAGACTTTTTACTAGTCAGCGAGAACGATGCAGAAATGTATTTCGAGTACCGCGACCTAGTGAAGCGTATTGGAATCTGGGAGGCAGGCGAGAAGATTCGCGAGCAGTTCGAGGCGTGGGTCTTCACCGTAGCGGACCAAGAAAGAGAACGGGGCAATGAGTACGGGGCACTACTTTTACAGCAGTTACTCATTGGCTGGGGCTCAGATGTATTTTTTGAAGTAGCAAAGAGATTCAAGGAAGAAGACTAGTCGGCGGATGGTTAGGCTTAGGTCTTAAGACGTAAGCCTTTCCACCTGGTTACTAGCCAGGAAGACAAGGAGACAAAATGGAAGCAGTAATTAATTTAATGAGTAACTGGGAAGCGTGGGCGGTCTGGTTGATTCTTATGGGGTCAACATTAATCGCGACCAATTACTTTTTAAACAAAGCAAAAGAAGATTAAGTCTTAAGACTTAAGAGAGGAGCGACACGCCGAGGCTTGACAAGGTCAAGGCGTGTCCTCTAAAATAAATCAAGAACCAACAAAGGAGACAAATGAAAAGCAACGAAACAATAGAAAGAACTATTACGTGGGGCCGTTTAATTCTAGAACGAAGAGATGAAATCATTACAGAATTAAACGAAACCATAGAAGGATTCACCTACAAAGAAGGTAAAAGGGATAACGCTACTAAGTTGCGTAGCATAATCGCTACTGCCTCCGCTCTAGAAAAATGTGAATCAGAAGTCGAAAACCTTTACGAGTACCTAGATGCTTGGGATTGGGAAGACAAGAGAAAAGTATTTGAAGCAATAGAAACAGTTAAGTCTTAAGACATAAGAAAGGAAGAGACAAGATGCACGAATTACTTTTAAAGATAGAAGAAGAATACAAAAACATATCAAACGACTTGGAATTTTTTGAGTTCGATAATGACAAGTTAAGATTTGAAGGCTGGCTTGAGGCTTTAGATTTTGTTAAGAAATTAATTAAGTCTTAAGACATATCAAGAGAGGAGGCAAGATGAAACAGGAAAAGATAGACGAGACTGGTCTTTATTCTTTCGCCACTAGAAAGAAAGAACAAGACGAGAGAATAGTTATCGCTGGTATGACTCTAACCAAAAGAGGAGAGAGGGTACTAATCGTAGGCTATACGATTCTTATATTGATTGTTGCGGTAGTAGTTGGTACACTAGAATAATGAACAGAGGAGACACGATGCAAAGAGAAACAATAGAGGTAACACTAAGTCAGCAGGTAGAACTGCTCGCAATGTATCACACATTGGATTGGGACTTAAGACATAAGACTAGAAACTCTCAGTCACTAACTAAACTAAGCAAGTTATTCAGCAGGAAATTTAAAACTAAACTAGAAGCATTTAATTTCTTGCACGACTTGTTTAAGGCTAACGATATAGATACGTTAGACATCTGTGAGATGGGCGACTGTCCAGACATTGCAGAGAGAGGTGTTCCAGCCAAGAGCATAGGCAAATACCTAATGTCGTGGAACACAGGCGATGGAATTACTACGGAGAAGGTACGGCTGTGTGTAGTATGTCATCGTGATATGAAAGAGATGAATGTCTTAAGAGAAGATAAGTCTTAAGGCATAAGAGAGGAGACACGATGAGCCATTCAGGATTAGACGATTACGTAGCACAGGGTTTATGTACCCTGTGCTATACGAAACTAGATTACAAAGAGGGTTGCCCTGATTGTGATGAGAAGTGCCAAGAGTGTGGCGAGTATATGTTTACATTTGAAAATAAATTACATAAGATAGTAGACGAAGAACCAATGTGCCCTGATTGTTGGTCAAAGAATAGGAAAGGAATCAAATGAATACCGACTGGATGGATTGGTACGGATATAAAAAACCAGAAGAAGAGGAGACGCAAGGTGAGTAATGTAATAGACGTGTGCTTCTTTTGCAAAGGCAAAGGAACCAACACACAATGGATAAGTGAAGACGAGTTCTATACATTTGTTGGATGTCGTCATTGCGATGCCAAGCACGAACACAACTGGTATTCACCTTGGGGTGTAGGACTTTATGTTTGTGAAGATTGCGATGAGCGAGCCAAGTATGACTTAAGACGTAAAGAGTTTGTCATCCAAGAGTTTAAAGGATTACGTTCTTGGGAATTAAGTAGAGAAGAATTGGCTAAAGAACTAGACATTGACCCTAGAGACTTAGACGATAAGATGGCACTAGAGATAGTGTTCAGTAATAACAAAGGAGAATAAGGTGGGTAAGTTTACAGTACAAGAAATAACTGGTATGAGTTTTGTTGAGTTGCTTGAAGCGATTGAACAACTCGGACAAGAGAGAGACAAACTAAAAGAGGAGACACGAGATGGCAGTACGATACGTAGTAGGTAGATATGTGGGGGACACCGCTTGGATAGGGCGGTATGTCAATTACGGTGGCTTACCTGAGAAGGTAGTACCTGTGCTAATAGATTTAGCCTTAAGACACACGACAAATAAAGCACTAAGCACCCTTCTATTTAAGTACGAAGGATGGGAAGCATTGTCGAGTGACCTGATTGCAGGTTACCAAGAGGAAGACCACGTAGAAGGATACGGTGTACCAAGAAAGGACAAAAGAAGTTGGGCTAGTTGGGAAGACAAGGACCACAACAAGGCAACGTTTGCGTACATCTTCGATGTAAAGAATAATTCAATTGAGATACTTGGAAGCCATAAGAACAAGTGGATTCCATATGACTTGGTTGACTACGGACCAGCACTATACAGAGTAAAGAATAGATTATCCAACATACAAGAAGAGGTTGATAGAAAATGGAGAGAGCACTTAGTTCTGACTTAAGTCTTAATGTAGATGCAACAAGAGCGAAGTGTAAAGACCATCCAAATCCTGATTTCTTTTTTGATACGGTAGTCACTAGAGATGGCGAAGAGTTTGCAGACGAACAGAAGAAATACTGCAAAGGATGTGATGTATTAAACGAGTGTTTCTACTATGCTCTTTATACTGATGTAAGAGGTGTCTGGGGTGGGACCTCTTACCGAGAAAGAAAGAAACTTAGAAGACAATTAAAAATAATTGCGGAGCCACTAGAGTTTGGGGACTACAGTGGAGTCGTAAGGAATAGGGAGAGAAGTAATGAGCAAGAGCAATGAAGAAGAGTACCACATCGAAGAGCAAATCAATAGCATATTCAGCAGTGAAATAGTTAATGCTATGGAAGCAACCGAGGACATAACATTTATCATTGAAGATTTAGTTAATGATGATGAGCCTTGGCAATCAGCATCTAAAAACAAAAGCGTTAGACTAATGTTGGTAGCAACTATTGGTGCACTAGCAATTAAGTTTGGAGATGCCAGTGAGAAGTTGCACGGCTACGAAGATGATGAGGAACTAGAAGACCTAGAGGATTAGTAATATCCCTTTCGGTTATGATGTCTTAAGGCATTACAAGGTGTGTCATATCTGTGCTTAATATATTTAAGACCTCTCTTGGTTTGCTTGGAAACAGGTAAACCTTCAGGGGTCTTTAACATTTGAAACAATCCATAAGCACTAGAGTTAGGATTCTTTGCATCAGAAATCCATCTAGATTCTTTATGAATAATTATCTCTAAGCAATCCCATTCTTCATCTGTCCAGCCTTTGTCTTCAGCCTTAAGACGTACATAAGAACGAGATACATCAGCACTACGAGCAGGTGCTTCGTTTACTATCCTGTCAAGAACCACATCATCAACAGGCATCGGCAAGAAAAACATACATCTCTCCTTTCGGTTTTGAGTGTACCATATTTCTTCAAGGTTTGGTATTTGCATTATCAATTATTAATTGATACAATAAGGGTGGCAGGGTGGGGAGTTATATAATATATATATAATATATATAATATAATATAACTACTAGTAGTTGCATATAAAATATTTATGTGTTACTATTTGTCGTAGCAGAAAATATCCTTTCGTCTGCTGTTGTTTGCGTGTAGAGATGGATTGTCTCCCCATCTCTACACTTTTAAACTGGAGACATAAGGAGACAAATGTTAGAAGTTAATGGCTATCAAGTACCAGAACATACATCCTATTCATCTATCACAACTTGGTTAAACTGCGGATGGCAGTACTACTTAAGTCGTATAGTTGGAGTGGATGAAGTCCCTGCCATTTGGAACCTTGGAGGTTCGGCAGTACACAGAGCGACAGAAGTTTATGATTTAAAATTATGGGAGACTGAGAATGTTAAGGCATCTACTAACAACGACTAACGGAGACATCATTTCATTTGGCGAGGGACGCTTTGATGAATGGTGCATATACGTACAGAGAAAAGAATCAAAGCCTGGAGAGTATTTATTTCCTTTAGACTCTTGGTACTTTGCAGAACTAGCAAGGATAGACGAGCAAGAGCCTGGAGTTTATGAAGACTTTATAAAGTTCTACAACCTAACAGACAAAGATGAAAGCAAGTTGGTTATAAAACTAATACCTATGCTTGCTAAAAAATATACCGAGACACACCTAGTTGAATTACTTTACTCAATCATTTATGCTGGTATGATTGCTGAAGAAAATAAAGAAGGAACTAGGTTGGGTAAAAGAATTAAGAGACTTGGTATGTATCAGACCTTGGTGGAAAAGATTGACCCATTGGTCGCTGCTAATTTCTCAAGGAATATGAAGTGGCAAGAGATTGATGAGCACTGCAGACAGCGAGGTTTTTAATATGAATGAACAAGAACTATTTGATAGATTAAAAGAAATTTTAATACCAGATTTAGTTAAGTCTAATGAAGAGTACTCAACCTTTGACTGTACCTCTGAAGAATTTAATCTTTATATAGAACTTAAATGTCGCAAGACTCATTATGAAAACTTAATGATTGAGAAGAGTAAGTTTGACCGTCTTAAGACAGAAGCCGAAGAAAGAAATATGGCTCCGATTTATATTAATTCAACACCTCTCGGCGTGTGGTCTTTTAATCTTTCAAACCTTGAGATAGATTGGCAAGAGATGGATAACTTACCAGCGACAACAGAGTTTGAAAACAAAGAGCGAGTCACTAAGGTGGTAGGTTTTCTTGATATTACTAAAGGAGACAGATTGTTATGGACTTAAGTCATATATGGTCTGACGCTTGGACTAGAGAGTCACAAGACAGGGGCTACGACAAATTAAATAAGGATTCATTCCGTCAATCATCACGCACAACCAAAGCAAATCCTGATGGTGAGAACTATGACTGGTGGTACGAGAACGGCAGAAAGTTTCTTGATGCTTGGGTTTCTTGGAGAGAAGGTTCGGGATGGAAGTTATGGACCACACCGCAAGGACAACCAGCAATTGAATTAGTTTTAGAGATGCAAGTCGGTGGCATCATTATGAAGGGTGCTATTGACAGAGTGTTTGTCACACCTGAAGGTGAACTAATAATCCTTGACATAAAGACAGGTCAACGCACACCACAAACGGATTTACAGTTACAGGTTTATGCCTGTATGATGGAGCGAACGCTAGGAATACGCCCTTCTTACGGTGCATACTGGATGGCTAGACAGGGAAGCACGAGTACTCCTGTCAGCCTCAATGAGTTTACGCTAAAGAAGTTGGATGAGTTGGTTGCTCTCTTTCAAAAAGCGAGAGAGAACAATATCTACTTACCTAATTTCGATGGGTGTAAAATGTGCTCCTACAAAGAGCACTGCTATTGGGTAAGTGGAAGTGAAGAACTTCCGTTAGGAGAAATCAATGTCATCTGAATCAACATTCGTAATGAATGTAAAGACAAAGGCTGGCACCATTATCACGGTTCGTGGTGATGATTACGAAGCACTTCAGAGTAATGTCTTAAGTGCTATAAGTGGAGGTATTGACAAGACTATTCAGGCTTTAGAAGAAGTCGTGATTGGTTCTGTTGATGCTAACGTTGCATATGCAACTACCGCTTTAGGTGCTACACCTGTAGCCCCTGTTGCTACTGCACCTAGTGCACCTGCACCTAGTTGCAAACACGGTACACGTAAGCACAAGTCTGGAGCAGGTGCTAAGGGACCTTGGCAAGCGTGGATGTGTCCATCACCAAAGGGAACACCAGACCAATGCGAACCTATGTGGATTCGCAGAGGCGAACCAGGCTGGGTATAACTGAATAATGAGAACACTAAGCAGAACTATTGGAAAGACTGAGGCTGGTGGAGAACCACTACGCCCTGTGTTTAGAGCGTTCGATAAGAAGAAAATAATTCTTAGACGTTCTGAAGTTTCAATGTTTGCTGGAGCACCAGGCGTGGGTAAGTCAACACTTGCCCTCGCCATTGCTTTACGTTCTAACGTGCCAACGTTGTACATATCAGCAGACACTGGAGCACACACAATGACTATGAGATTACTAAGTATGGTTACTAGTAAGACTCAAGATGAAGCCGAAAGAATAATTTCAGAAGAGCAAGACTGGGCAAGAGAAGCGATTAATAAAAACTCAAGCCATATCTTCTGGTCGTTTGAAGCGGCACCATCACTAACAGATTTAGATGAAGAGGTACTAGCCTTTGAAGAAATTCACGGACAGAATCCACATCTAATTGTTTTAGATAATCTAGTTGATATATCTGATGGCGGTGGTGAAGAGTGGTCAGCGATGCGTTCTACTATGAAAGAAGTTAAGTATCTTGCAAGAGATACTAACGCTGCAATACTTCTATTGCATCACACATCTGAAGCGTTTGATGGAAACCCTTGTCCTCCACGCTCAAGTATTCAAGGCAAGGTATCTCAGATGCCTGCATTAATTTGTACACTTGCACTCACGCCAGCAGGTGACTTGGCTGTAGCACCAGTAAAGAATCGTTATGGTGCTGCCAATGCATCTGGTACTGATGCTGTGTACTTAAAATTTAACCCTGAATATATGAACCTTGATGACATAGATAGAGATATAGAACCTTGATAAACGAAACGGAACAGGGATTTGTATTTACACCTTGCGATTGGTGTAAAAAAAACAATGCTGTTGTCGTTTATAAAAGTTGGATATTGCTTTGCAATAGTTGTTACTTAAGACAGAACAATGAGGATATATACGAAGATGGAATGTAATCACTGCATAGTCTGGACAAAGAAAGCAAAGAATCTAGTTAGTGCCTGCTTTTATTGCGGACGTATCTTTATTATTCATAAAGAATATAATGAAGAGACTGATAAAAGATTAATTGCTGAATCGTATGGTAGTTATGATTACATTCATAAGAAGTATGGATGCATAGCAAAGCCTTGGAAGTATGATGCTATGAAACAAAGAGCCTATAGGAAATTGGCACACCTATGAGTCATCCCAATAAACAAAAAGGAACGAAAGCAGAGACTGATGTTGTCAGATATTTACAGAAACGTGGATGGAAAACTGCGGAGAGGCGTGCTCTTAAAGGCACTCTGGATTGTGGAGACATCGCTGGTGTGGCAGATGTTTGTTTGGAAGTCAAGAATCAAAAGGCTCAAGACTTGGCTGGCTGGGTTGAAGAACTCAAGGTAGAGATTGTAAACGCTAAGGCTACAACTGGTTCGGTCATTCATAAACGCAAAGGTAAAACTAATGTTGGTGATTGGTATGCAACGATGCCAGTTGATATTTATTTAGAACTATTAAAGGAGGCTGGATATTGACATCTCCTATAGGATTAGTTCTTATGTCTTACGGTGCAAAAACTGTACCATCTGGTAGAGGATGGAGGTCTATGAAATGTCCATTCCATTCAGATAGACACGCATCAGCAACCGTTAACAATGAGGTCAATGCCTTTACGTGCTTTGCCTGCGAAGTTAAAGGCGATATATTTAAGATAATTATGGAACAGGAAGGAATAACATTTAATGAAGCAAAGTCCAGAGCAGAGGAAATTGCTGGAACAGACAGCATTAAAGTACCATCAGTCAATCGGATTGGCAGAAGGGTACCTAACGAGCAGGGGACTATCTCTTCAAGACGTAGAGCAATTTAAATTAGGTGTTGTAGAAGAACCTATAGTAGGACACGAAGCCTACAGAGGAAGATTATCTATTCCTTACATTACATCTGCAGGTGTAGTTGATATTAGATTCAGAAGTATTGATAGTACCGAACCAAAGTATCTAGGAATCCCTGGAGCAACCACACATCTATACAACGTTAATGCATACTTCCAAGCCACTGATTGGATTTGCCTTTGCGAGGGTGAGATTGATACAATTACCTTAACGAAGTTAGGTTATCCAACATTGGGAGTACCAGGAGTTAAGAACATTAAGGCTCATCACTATCGCATCTTGTCAGACTTTGACAGAATCTATGTGTTTGCAGATGGTGACCAAGCAGGAAGAGACTTTGCTAAAGAGATGGCAAGAAGAATTGCTGGTGTAATTCAAATCAACATTCCAGAAGGGGAAGATGTCAATAGTCTTTTCTCTTCTAACAATCATCACATCATCACAGAAAGAATAGAGGTAGCAGCGTGACCACATTTGAATCAAAAGACATACAGCATATGAACGGTATGGATTCTTTTACTTCTTATGTTTACCTACAGACAGATAGACTTGCAGAGTTACTAGTTAAAAAGCAAAAAGATTATGGTCCGAAGAATATTGCAGACGCACCAGGCGGACCTATCAATGGTTTACGAGTCAGAATGTACGACAAGTTGGCTCGCATTAACAACCTGTACGAGACAGGTGCTACTCCAGAAAACGAATCAATGAGAGATTCTTTTATGGACTTAGCAAACTACGGCATCATTGCCTTAATGGTGTTGGATGGTCAATGGGAAGGCGTTAATGAGTAAACGAATAGTTGTGTTAAGCGACTTACAAGTTCCTTTACACGATAGAGAAGCAATAAAAAAAGTACTTAAGTTTGTTAAAGATTATGAACCAGATGAATTATTCTGTGTCGGTGATGAAGCAGATTGTTTAGCACCTGCTCGCTGGTCTAAAGGTTATGCCGCAGAGCATAGCAATCTACAAAAAGACCTAGATGAAACTACAAAAATTATGAGTCAATTTAAAACTGCTATTGGTAATAAGCCATTTCATCTAATGCGTTCTAATCACGGCGATAGAATACAAAGATATGTAGAGAAGTATGCACCAGCGTTCTCTTCTTTACGTGATTTAAAGTATGAGAAGTTACTTGGATACCGTGAACTAGAGATTACTTATCACAATAAGTTATGGAACTTTGCTCCTGGTTGGGTAATGGGACACGGTGATGAGGGTGCAACTAGTCGTTACGCTGGCGGTACAGCAATGGCACTAGCCAAGAAGATTGGTATGTCAGTGGTGTGTGGACATACACATAAGCAAGGACTCTTGCATCATCACACTTCTTACAATGGCAAAGTCACTAGCCAATTGTTTGGTTTTGAAGTTGGTAACTTGATGGACTTAAAGCAAGCCACATACCTTAAGGGTGGTTCAGCAAACTGGCAGTCAGGTTTTGGAATCCTCTATATAGATAGAGGTAAGGTGACTCCAGTAGCAGTTCCAGTAATTGGTAATTCATTTACAGTAGAGGGTAAAACATACAAGTGGTAGATTACGTAGAAGAGTATAACAATTTAGTAAAGTCAGTCGCTAATATTAAAGCAAAAGAATATCCAATGGTTCCAAGACAAGACATAATTCAAGAGTTGTGGTTGTGGTTTGTTGAGCATCCTAAGAAACTAGAAGAATGGCATAACTTAGAAAATCAAAAGGATGCAACTAAGTTATTTGCTAGAGCATTGCATAATGCAGCAAGTAAGTATTGTCAATACGAAAAGGCTAGGACTTCTGGCTATGAAGTTGCTGATGTTTTCTTTTATAAACGAGAAATGGTAGAAGAATTATTACCCTCTGTTATATCTGAAGATTGGGTTTCCCCAAACAACGATAAAGATTTAAACAGTGATAGAGGTAAGAAAGCACCCAATGAGGGTGGAGATTTAATGGCTTTGCAGGCAGATATATCCAAAGCATTTAATCAACTAAAAGAAGAACAACAAAATATCCTATATCTTTGGTACGAAAGTGGTCGTAACTCTAAAGATTTATCTAAGTTAATTCAAGTATCTAATGAGCGTGCTGCTCGTATGAGAGTAACAAGAGCCATAGATTCTATCATTAGAAAACTTGGTGGCTTTGCTTTCTATAACGATAGAGATTATAAGTCTTAAGACATAAATAAAAAAAGAACCCCACACTTATGATTACTCATAAACGTGGGGCTCATAGACCAAAATAGGTTTGACCCTATTTCTTATCGCTGTTTAATGTCACCTTAAACAAGGTCCATACAGCGAATGCTCCGATACATATAACGGCTATAGTATTTCTAGTATCTCCTGGCTCTACTAATATCCAAGCGATGATTAGACCTACTAAAGTAAAGGCTTCTCCAGCCCAAGCGTCAAGGTGTTTCCAGATAAACCTGGCAATCGCCTTGATAAAATTCATTTGATTCTCCTAATTGCTGACATCGCTATTTGTGGTACAATTACTGTGACCAAGACCACCTGCTGGGCTTCCTTGCGATTCTCAGGGGTAAGGTCGCTACCTAAATTGGTTACTGACTCAGGAAGGGAGTCTGCTAATGCTTGAACTGCTTGTCCTACCGCTTCAGATACTTGCTGCACTGACGGTGGCAGGG